AGAAAAGATTTTTTGATACTGTAGACAGTGATATACTTGCAATAACTACTAATTATATGTGTAATGAGTATCTTGATGAGTCTGATAGAAAAGTATTTGAGAGGATGAAAATAAACAACCCTAAAAGGTATAAAGTGGCAGGTCTTGGAGATTGGGGCGTTGTTGAAGGGCTTATATATGAAAATTTTGAAGAAAAAGAATTTGATTTGGAAACCATAAGAAAATATAAAGCCTATTTTGGACTTGATTTTGGATATACTAATGATCCGTCTGCTTTATTTTGTGCCAATGTGGATTTGAATAATAAAATTATTTATGTTTTTGATGAAATGTATGAAAAAGCTCTATCTAATGAAAAGATAGCAGAGCGTATAACAGATATGGGATATTCTAAAGAAAAGATAACTGCGGACAGTGCAGAGCCTAAATCTATTGACAGGTTATATGAGCTTGGTATAAGGCATATAAAAAGAGCAAGGAAAGGAAAAGACAGTATAAATAACGGGATTGATTATATTCAGGATTTTAAAATAATAATACATCCTAAATGTGTAAATTTTATAACTGAAATATCAAATTATACTTGGGATGAAGATAAATTTGGTAACAGGATAAATAAACCTATAGATGATTTTAATCATCTTATGGATGCAATGAGATATGCTTTGGAAGATTTATCAAAAGGCAATCTGTTCAGTTTTAACTAAGTGGGAGGTGAGATTTTGCAGTTAAGTAAATTAAATGATAGTCAGTTAGTTAAATATGTTGAATATCAAATATCAAAGTATGCCGAAACTCATGAAAAAATGATAATAGGCAAGAGTTATTATAAATATGAACATGATGTTGATAGAAAAATGAGGGTTGTAATCGGGCATAAGGGAAAACTAAAACCTGTTTACAATCTGCCTAATCAAAGGGTAAAGGATAATCAGTATGCAAGGGCGGTTGATCAAAAAGTAAATTATCTGTTTTCTAAAACTCCTAATATCAATTGTGATGATGAGAATGTAGTTAATTATCTTACAGAATTTATGAATAAATCATTTATAAGGGTTTTAAATTATATAGCTATCGATTCCTATAACTGCGGGATTGGATGGCTTTTTTTATACACTGACGGTAAAGAAATTAAATTCAAAAAAGTATCCCCGGATAAAATAGTTCCGATTTGGTCTGATGATAGTCACGAAAAACTTGAAGGCGTAATTTTATCTGTATCTAAAGAAGAATTTGAGGGCGATACGCTTGTAACTAAAAACTATATATATCTTTATACTAAAGATGCTATCAAGACATATAAATATGATAACGGATATTTAGAGCATGTAGAGGATAATTCTTATTTGACTAAAGGTGATAAGGCTTACAGTTATGGGAAAATACCTTTTGTATATTTTAAAATGCCTATGGAGCAGGCGCTAATTTCAAGGGTTAAATGCTTACAAGATGCACTTAATGTATTGGTATCAAACTATGCTGACGGTATGCTTGAAAATCCCGGTAATTCAATTATGATTATAAAAAATTATGATGGTGAGGATTTGGGGGAGTTTAGGCAAAATTTAGCTACTTACGGGGCTGTTAAAGTAAGAACTGCGGACGGCTCACAAGGTGGTATTGACACTTTGGAAATTAAGGTTAATGCTGAAAACTACAAAATTATAATCGAACTGCTTAAAAAGGCTATAGCACAAAATGCAAGGTCTTTATATCTTGATAATGACAGAACTACGCAAGCACCCAATTCGCTTAATATTAAATCTATGTACAGTGATATGGAGCTTGACGCAAATGCGTTGGAACTTGAATTTACTGCGAGTTTTGAGTATCTTTTTAAGTTTATAAATCAAATTACTAAGATGAATATAAAAAACTGTGAAATATCATTTAAACGTAACATTATGGTTAATGATGAAAGTAATGTTGAAATGATTAAAAATTCTATAGGTATTGTATCTGATGAGACATTAAGGGCTAATCATCCTTTTGTAAATGATTTAGAGCTTGAGGAACAAAGAATTAAAAAGCAAAAAGATGAACAGCTAAAATCATTTGACGATTATGCTGTAGGTGATAAGTAATGAACTACTGGCAAAATAGAAGCTTTGAGATAACAAAAGAAATATTCACTGACAGTGAAAGTTATGTGAAATTTATCCATAATGAATATGAAAAGGCTATAGCTGAACTTGACGGAAAAATATTAAATCATCTTAATGCTATGAGTAGTGAGCAAGGTGTATCGCTTGCAGAGACTAACAAATTACTTAGTCAAGCTGAAAGAATGGACTTACAGGAGTTTATAAACAAAGCAAAAGGCAAAATAACACCGGATATTGAAAAAAGCTTAAATCTTGCGTCAAGGAGAGTGAGGATATCAAGATTGCAGGCGATGGAGCTTGAGATAAAAACTTCTGTGTCTAAATTGTTAAATACTGAGGAAAAGAGATTGTTTGCTCACTTAACCAATACATTTAATAAAAGATATTATAATGAACTATATGGCTTGCAGCGTATAACGGGGTATGAGAATATTTTTAAGATTAATGATGATGAGCTGAGACAAATAATATTAAATCCTTGGGCGAGTGACGGGAGTAATTTTTCAAATAGGATTTGGAAAAGGCGAGATAAGCTTGTAGGTACTCTTAGGGCTGATTTAACAAGAAATATTATAGCAGGGCGTTCTAATGATGATATTATAAAAAATATAAGCTCTGCAATGAATGTGTCCAAGGCTAATGCGGGGCGATTGGTAATGACCGAAAGTGCCGCTATGAATTCTATAGCTACTCAAAAAGCATATAATAGGATGAAGACCGAAAAATATGAGATACTTGCAACGTTGGATTTGAAAACTTCGGACATATGCCAAGATATGGACAGTAAGATATTTGATGTCAAGGATTATTCTGTTGGAATAACGGCACCTCCTTTTCATCCGAACTGTAGAACTACTACCATTCCTTATTTTGATGATGATTTAGGTCTTGAAGATACAAGGGTGGCAAGAAATATAGATACCGGTAAAAGTGAAAAAGTACCTGATATGTCTTATAAGACTTGGTATGATAAATATGTTGTTGATAAGAATGATAATAGTGGGTATAATAAAAATAGGGAAAATGCAGACTATATCTCAAATAAACTAATAGAAAAATTCAAAGGTATAGAACCTAATATAACAAGTACATTAAAGTATATTTCTTCAATTACAAATGGAAAAATGGAAGGTCTTGACTTTAGATTAAAATCTGTTGATAGTTTAAGTAGAAAAATAACTATGGATGCCAAGGAAAAAGGGGTAACATTAAAAGAAGCATCAAAAGAAATAAAAGATATTTTAAGGTATACCATAGTTTACAATGAGAATGAATTTACTAATTCGTATTTTAATGCTATTGAAAATTTAAAAGATAAAGGATATAATGTAGTTAGAATAAAAAATAGCTTTAAAGATAATCAAGTATATAAAGGTCTTAATACTCTTATAAAAGATAAGGATGGAAATATATTTGAATTACAATTTCATACTCCTATGTCTATTGACATAAAAGAAGGTGGTCTTCATGAGTTATATGAAAAACAAAGATTGTTAGATATTAGAGTAGACAGGGAAAAATACAATAAATTAAAAATGGAAATGATAAAATTAAGTGATAAGATAAAAAATCCATTGAATGTTGAAAAAATAAAGGATGTGATATTAAATGGCTGATTTTAGAAAGGATATCCAATATTTTTATTGTCCAGATTATAAAAAATATGTAAAATGTGAAAATGGTATTTTTTATTCTATCGAAAAAGATGGAAGCGAAGTACAAAATAGTTTTTATGACAAAATTTTTATAGGGGATATTTATACTGTTGATATACCTGGAGATGAATATAATTCTAAACTATTTAAGGGCACTATTAGTAATGTTAAAAGTGCATAATGGCAGAAATAAAGATGAAACTACATTAGAAATGCAAGAGATAAAAGAACAAATTAGAAAAATATATTACTCAACAAGAACAAGTTTTGTAGATGAAATAGTATTATTTAAAAATAGTAAAGTTATAAAAGCATACAAAAAGAAATAAAAAAAGATGTACCCACTCCCGTCACATTTAAGGCTATAATGGGGGAACAGGACAAGATTTCTATGTGATATTAAATCGTGGCGCATTAGTTACTAAAAAGAAATATATTACCACAGAATTATAGGGGGTGTAGATATGGATAAAGAAGATTGGCCGCCATTGACAAAAGAATTTTTTGAGCCTGGTTCTCCGTATAGTTGCTGGTTAAGAGAACAGCTGTATGGAGAAGGTACTAACGGTTCATTTGGTGGTAAAACACATGGATTATTTAAAAAACATAATGTGCAAAATTATAGTGATGATAATCTTAGAGAAATCACTATGAATTTTCGTGGGCTTGACGGCTTACCCGAAGACTTGAGAAAAGTTGCAGTAGATATAATTAAATTAGAACTTGATGAAAATTTTGAGTTATAAAAATAAAGTTGGGGAAATTGAACATAGAATATATGAATTAACTGTTGAAAAATTTATAAAAAGAGGGTATAATCTATATGAAGCACAGTTAAACACAATTAAGCAATTGAGTGAAGATTTTGAATTTTTATTTAGGGAGGTATAGAGTATGAAATTTAATGATGAATTAGTTGATGAGGATTATGCTCATGAAAAAGACTATGATCCCAACAGTGATTATGCAAAATATTGTGCTACTCTGTCCCTTGAAGAAATAGATAATAAATTAAAAAAACTTACGTATGAAAACAAACAAAGATTAAATTTATTATAAGCACCTTGTAAGGTGCTTTTTTGATACAAAAAATTGTCTTTAGACATCAGACGTTAAACAGGTCTATTTTTTATGCTTAAAATTCGCAGTGCTATGCGTTAATATAGCGTTCATTCGTGGTTGATACACACGTAAAAATATCGTAAATGAAAGGTGGTAAATTATATGAAGAGAGAATTTTTAAAGGAACTTGGTCTTACTGATGAACAAATCGATAAGATTATGGCTGAAAATGGCAAGGACATAGCAAGGGAGCAGGAAAAAACAGGTGAAAAAGATAAGGAAATTGAGCTTATAGGCTCTCAGCTTAAGGAGGCCAACAAGACTATCAAATCATACAAGGATATGGATATTGATGGAATTAAAAAGTCTGCTAATGAGTGGGAAACTAAAGCCAAACAACTTGAAAAGGAAAAGGTGGTTTTAAAAAATGATTATGCTTTGAAATCTGCTATTGATAATGCAAACAGTATAGATGGCGACTTACTTATGAAGATTATCAACAAGGAAGATTTAAAATTTCAAGATGATAAGATAATAGGTCTTGATGAGCAGATAGCAAGTATAAAGGAGAGTAAACCATATCTATTTAAATCATCATCTGATGATGGGGATGACAGGTTTATACCACATAAACTTCCTGAAGGTGACAGTGATGGTGCGAATGCTATGGAGAGCCAAATTTCAAGTGTATTTGATAATTAAAGGGGGATTTAAAAATGGCAATAAATACTTTAGAGTATTCTAAAATAATGATGAAAAAATTAGACCAACATGCAGTTCACAACCTAACATCGGGTTGGATGGAGGCTAATGCAGGGCAGGTTATTTATAATGGCGGGGATGAGGTTAAGATTCCTACTATGAGTACGTCAGGTCTTGGTAATTATGATAGGGATAAGGGCTTTGTGCAGGGTTCTATTTCTTTGAAGTATGATACTTATAAAATGACACAAGATAGAGGCAGAACATTCCAAATAGATGCTATGGATGTGGATGAGAGCGGTTTTGTGGCTACTTCTGCGAATGTTATTAAGGTGTTTCAGGAGGAGAATGTTATTCCTGAAATAGATTCGTATAGATATGCTATGATTGCGGATATTGCTGATAAGGCCGGTAAAAAGGAGTCTGTCAACCTTACGGCTGATAATGCATTATCTAAGATAAGGGAGCATATAAGAGCGGTACAGGATATAATTGGTACTGATGAAACTTTTATAATTACTATGCCGTCTAATGTTCTTGCTCTTATTGAGGATAGTCCGAAAATCGGTAAATCAATAAATGTTGCTGATTTTAAGCAGGGTAATCTTAATTTTAAGGTTAAAACTATAGATGATAATCCTATCAGAGTTGTACCGTCTTCAAGATTAAAAACTAAGTATGATATTCTTGACGGTGTTACTTCAACTCAAGAAAAGGGCGGATTAAAACCTGCTGCTGATGCTAAGAATATAAACTGGTTACTTACTCCGCAAAATGTACCTATCGCAATATCTAAGACAGATAAATTGAGAGTATTTTCTCCGGATGTCAATCAAAAGGCTGATGCGTGGAAGATTGACTATAGAAAGTATCATGATTTGTGGATAACGAGGGGGAAGCAGGAGCAAATATTCTCTTGTGTAAGTGTTTAGGGGGTGTATTATGATATTAGAACTTAATTGTTTAAGATATACTACTGATGATGCGGAAAAAATAGCGTATTTAAAATCTTTGGGGGCTACCGAAATAGGTAGTTCCAAAGATGAAACTGAAGATAATTATGAAAATATGAAATTGGATGATCTTAAAAAACTTGCTAAGGATAAAGGGATAGGTGGATATCTTGATATGAAAAAATCTGAACTTATAAATGCTCTTAGGGGTGTTTAATATGCTTGATAGGATAAAAGATTTTATAAAATTTTTAGGATATAAGATTAAGGATGTTGATAATTCTTTAATTGATTATATCTTGGGAAATGAGACTGACAGACTTAAAAATGATATAAATCAGACTGAAATACCTGAAAAGCTTGAATTTTTATTGATTGAAAGGGTGGTTTCCGCTTTTTTTAACATGAAGATATCAACAAACAGTTTAGGTGATGATTTCAGTTTTGAGGAGTCTGTTAAGTTAATAAAAATGGGTGATACTTCTTATGATTTCGGGGATGTATCGTCTCAAAAAGATATGTTCGTCAATTATATAAACTCTCTTGGCAAGGGAAGTGATTATATATGTTATCGAAAATTCAAATGGTAAATAGTAAACTGTTTTTCATCGGCAGTGCAACTTTATATATAAGGGAAGGTGTAAAAGATGCAGTAACTAAAATATCAAGCTTGCAAGAGAAAAGTACACAAAATTTTAAATGTAGGCTTTCGTTCAGTAAATCTGTCAGTGAAAATGATAATGGTGCTGTATCTACTAAAAAGATATTAACTTTGTTTACTCCTCCTGATATTATAATTAGTGAGGGTTCTAAGATTGTTGTCAATCAAAATAATAGTGACTATGAGCTTAAATCGTCATCAATACCTTCTGTATATTCAACACATAGAGAATATACTGTTGAGCAGTGGGAGAAATGGCAATGAATAGCGGTATTGATGTTAGCGGTTTTATTAGTTACAGGAATCAATTGCAGAGCTTAACTGATAAGATTGATGATATATTTATTCAAGCACTGTATGAAATAGCTCAGAGGGAACTTAGAATTGCTAAGAAGAACACTCCTGTGGGTGATTATCCTGACGGAAGTGGTAAGGTTGGCGGAACTCTTAGACGTGGTTGGGCTATAACAGATATTACTAAAACAGAGGACGGTTATTTAATCAAGGTAAAAAATGATGTTGATTATGCATCTTATGTTGAATTCGGTCATAGAACAAGAGACCATGCGAAATGGGTAGACGGTTATTTTATGATGACAATAGCTGAAAGTAAGGTTAAGGCTAAAATAGATGAAATAGTCGAAAGACATATACAGGAGGCTTTTAAGAATCTATGAATTTATTACAGATGGTTATTGATAGGATTGACAGCTTATATCCTGATGCAAATATATATGTTAAAGATATGGAACAAGGTGTAGTGGAGCCTTGTTTTTTTGTGAAAAATATTAATAATTCGCTTTCTATGGAATTTGATAAAAGATATAAATCTACAAGTCTTATTA